ACCCAAGCAAGCGCACACTTCCAGTGATCAACCATCTCTTCACTCTGTTGATGTTTTCCTCTTACATGAACCCACAACGCACAAGTGTGACAGACAAGCTTCATCGGCTTTTGCCACAGTGGACACTTCAACGTGCCGGATGCTCTTGGTTTCTCAGTATCCATCAGGCCTTACTCGCAATGATGAGATCGACGTACAGAACACTGAGGTTGAGGCCGTGTGCGTGTGCTCCACCAGCACCAGCAGCAACATCGTAGACAGCACCGTAAGCGTTGAGGCCGTTGCCATCAGAAGGTTCGTGGTGGAAGCCACCAGGACCACCGCCGGGGTTCAAGGTGTAGCCGTAAGTTTGGTGAGCATGATTCGCCATCGTGTTGCCATCAAGCGTAGCACCCTGCGTCGAGATCCCAGCAAACAAAGACGAAAACGTGTAAGTACCACCATTCACGCAGTTACCAGAGACAACTCTTAGCGCCCTATCATTAAACGTCGTCTGTTTCGTCCAGCCTGTTGGTGCGGCCGTCTGCTGAAACAGCATCAGGGTTCCGACAGGGAAGGAGCTGGCCGCAGCATCGACGTACTGCTTAGTGGCCGCGTGAAGTGGTCCAGTCGGATTGCCCTTCAGAACAACAAGCCCATCAGCCCTGCTAATCCCAAGCGCCTGTCCAACATAATCACCCGCGTCAGTGAAGTAGTGAATACCGAAGTACGATCCAACATTGCCACCACTTTCCGCCTGGGTGTCACCAATAGCTACATCCCAACGAGGCAAGCCTCCTATCATCGAGGTAATACTAGCCAACTCTCCAACTGCTGTCCTCTGGAGAATAATGTGCGGGCTTACATAGTTAACTATAAGTTGGCCGGTCATCGTGTCGCCGGCCTTCTTAACGTAAGTCGGTGCGTCCGGTATCGTCTGTGCAATCCAAGCCGTCCCATCCCACTTATACTGTGGCACGCCCACTTGTGCTGGAGTCGGATAAAGATCACCGACTGTAGGTGAGGATGGGAAGTTGAGTGCCATTACAGCCACTCCACAATGAGAACACTGTTAGTATCGAAGAGGGTGCCGCCATACAGTATAAAACGAATAGCTAAGACACTAAGACCGGAACCCGGAGTCTGACAACGGTTATTGAAAGTAAATATCCCGTGTCCAGTTGCATTGTTATAACCTCTCGATATGAAGTCACCTGAAAAATAATTTCCTGTTGTTTTTCTCTTCACCTGCATAAACCCATCCCAGTTAAAAGGAAGTTGACTATTATCTTGAGTTTGCACCAAAAAGAAACCTGCAATAGAAGCATTATTAGTATAGTAGGCCCAAGCTGCAGCTGGATAAGCAGTAAACTGATTCCCACTAAAGACATAGCCCCCTACTGAGTTAATAAACACTCCGGCCGAAGTACTCAGCTGTATCATAGGATATGTATTGCCAGCTCCCGCAAAATAAGCTGAACCACTTAACTTCGCTGCGACAGCACCCGCGGGGACTGGAATGTCAATTAAGTTAAGTCCATCTAAAGTGAAGCGTTGTCTGTTCGATGTCTTGAGATCGACGTACTGCTTAGTAGCAGCGTGAAGCCCTGACGTAGGATCGCGGGGCAGCACAAAGTTTCCGCCATCTAACTTAAGCTCGGCTGCAGCGCCACTTCCACTCGCGATCAATCGAGCATCGAAGTCAGTAACCGCTGCACCTGAGTGGAAATCAATGAATGGAGTGCTGGCAACGCCATCCATCCTGCCAATCTCGATATTGCTGATACCACTATTTAAAGTAAGTGATGCATTGCCAGCTGGTGTACTGATCACCAGGTTACCAGTCATCGTATCGCCAGCCTTCTTAACAAGCGCTGACGTATCGAGCACTGGTGTCGCAACCGCCTGGACCCACTGAACAGGGCCTACGCCATCATTATAGCGGAGATAAAGAATGCCAGTATCACTTTCCCACCACAGCGTGTTGTCGAGTGGGGTGGGTGGTGGAGTGTCGCTTACGATGATCGGAGCCTTGCTGTCGACGTACTGTTTGGTGGCGGCCTGAAGTGGAGCGGTCGGGTTGGCGTTCAGTGTCAACGCCCCCGTCATAGTATCGCCGACAATATCGACGAACTTAGTGTCCGCCTCAGCCTTCGTATAAGACTGACTGGCTGTCTGTGCTGCGTACCAAACACCTCTCACCGATGACCACTTCCAGACCGCCCCCGCATACGCAGTGAAGGCTTGATCGTTGACTGGTGCGACGGGGAAGACTATCTTTGTGTAAGCGGCTGGCTGCGCAGGAATGTAGGGAAGAGGCTCAATCCACTGATGGCCACCTCCGTCGTTGTAGTAGATGTAAGTGATGCCTGTCGCCGAGTCGAGCCACATCGTATTGTCAGCTGGTGCAACGGGCTTGGTCTCACTGACGAGGATCGAGGCTCCACCCCCGCCTCCACCAGACGAGTTAATCGTTACATCCACCTCTTCATTAACAGCATCATCCGCCACAGCCAATGTAACATTCAAGCCCTCGATAAAGTTGATCGCTCGTCTGATCCCCATCGAGACGCCAGCAAGCTTAACCTTAACTCGAGCGTTGTCATCAGGCCCAATGGCCCCAATCACATTCCTCGCATCTTGAGCCGTGGGTGAGCGAACGAGTTGCTGACCAACGCTTGAGCTGTCGCTGATCTGGGCGACTGGGTGAGAGTGAGCGGAGGGTGGGAACTCGCTTGGCTTGTTCTCAATCTGGTTCCAATCAGTCTCACTGAGTGGAGGCAGCTGGCTTGTTGGAACGAGGCCATTTCCATCGAGCGAGGCGTAACCGTTCGGGAAGCCTCTTGCACTCGAGTCTTGCTTTAGATCTAAACCCGCTTGCAATCCAGTGACATCCGCGATGATGTGAGAGTGGGCGGAAGGCGGGAATGTAGCGGGCTTCCCCCCAATCTCACTCCAGCTTGCGGCCGAGCGAAGCACTCTCCAGGCGTGTCGCCCCGAGTCGTATTGCCACGTCAGCGGAATACCAGCAGGGGTGTACTGTTGGCCTTGCTGCGGGTTGATTGGAAACTGAATTGCCATCTCAGTGTCCTACGGAACAGGGTTCAGGTGAGCGGGCTCGACCCAAACACCTTGTTGATAAATGAAGAAGTTGTTGATGGTGGTGTCCAGCCACGCCATTCCCTCGAGAGGCTGTGCAGGCACAGTATCGGAGATAACGATAGCAGAGACACCACCACCAGATCCACCAGTAATTACGGGCGTCCAAGCCTGATTCCGGCGGCCGTAGATCTGTCCATCCGAAGGAGCCTCGGGGAGGGCAGACGTGTCACTGACCGAGGGCGTCCATGTGCGGGGCTTTGCCAGGGCATCGTCTCGACTGACACGCAGCTCGTAATAAGGTGGATACTCCCCGGCGGGCCAAACGATCAGTGAGGCTTCACCACCAGTGATGCTCGTGACCATTCCCGAGAGGTATTGTCCCGGTCCCCACCTCTCTTCAAAGGCCGTGCCTGGTCTGAAGACAACCGGCTGTCCAAGCTGTATCGCCATTATTTTGACACTCCGCAAACGACAAGCAAAAGTATCAGGATCAAGACCGTCCCCACCAAAAACTTATCAGCTTCGATGTGCCTCACGCGCTGATTCCAATCGCCCTGTTCGTGAAGGGGTCGTAGTCAACGCCTTCAGCCATTGGCTGCTTCGACCGGAACTGTGCGTGCTCGCCCCCAGCATAAATGCTCGGCATCACAGGATAAGAGAAGGTAAGGGCAAGGGCGTCGCTCAAGTCCGGCGAAGCGTAGCCCCGTCGCTTCATATCCTCTTTGCGTTCCAGCTGAATCTCATCTCGAATGTTGAAGCCGTACTCCGGTCCAGGCAACTCTTCTCTGTATTGTTGCATGAACTGACCTTCGTTCGGCAGGCAGCCGATCTCAAGCCACTTCTTCATTGAGTGCCATATCTCTGATCGTTTGTTAGCACTTCTTGCACCCTCCTCAAGATCTGTTCGGTCGCTCTTCCCTCCGAATTGGATGTCGAAGACAGGGACATGCAGCTGGCGAAGACGGTCAACAACACCACCTCCCACTCCGCCGCCGTCCACGAATACTGCGTCCGCCTTATACTGCGAAAAGACATCAGCGACCCTCCCTGAGAGTTGCATCGTATCGACGTTTCTCAGAATGATAGGCTCAACTGTTCGAGCGTCTCTTCCCTTGCGGAACGCGATGCAGCTGGCGTCGTCACCGAAGCGAGCAACGTCAACTCCAATAATAAACGGCTCGAATGGCGAGGCTCTTGCCGGTAGCTCTCTCTGAGTGGCAGCTTCAACTGTATCAAGCCCGATGAACTGCATCGACCCGCTTCGTGGAAACACTCCGCGGACGCGAACTCGAACGAAGTCGCTATCTTCGCCATAGTCCCTGACCCATCGTTTGAATTGCTCTTTG